CCTTTTTTGTCTAGGTCTGCTAAAGCCTTGTCCAATCCATTTACCTTTACGCTCATTGGATGCCAATCATTTGAATTATATACTCTTTGTGTTGTCTTTGGTCATCAAGTCTAACCGAAAGAATTTTATAATATTTTGACCTATATAAAATTCTATGATCTTCACTAGGCGTAAAACTATTTCTGAACTGAATGGCAATTTCGTAGGTATTAGGCAAAACAAGTTCTTGAGATTCAATAGCATTGTTGCCTCTTGTTTGATTAACTCTTGCAAAGGTTGTTAATACGTTAACACTACTAGACAAAATACCTCCAGCTCCATCGCTTGTATTTGAGAAGCCTTGGAATATTACTTTCTCGCTATATTTTCCAAAATTTATCATTACGCGAAATAATCAGCTCTGTATTTTGTTTCAGTTGTAATACTTGCCTTTTGAGCGTACAATTCCTGAACGCTTATAATGTTTTGACGGTAAGCAAAATCAGTCGCAATTCTTTTAAGCATTGCAATTTTTAAATCTTGAGGCAAAGGATTATCGTTATTAAATCCAGCGGTATAAATGTAGTTTTCTACCTCTGTTTCGTCTGTAGTTACATCCTCCACCCAAGGGCCAATGGGATAAATCCGCTCGTCTTTTTTATTATTCTGTATTTCTACGTCACGTTCAACATAAAGCATTCCGGAGGCTTTTTCAGATTCAATCCTAGCGGCTGGGATTAAAGTGTTTTGTATTAACGTGTCCCAGTCACTATAATCAATTTGCATCCAGGCTTTAGCCTCTGCTAAAGTTATAGGCTCTGTATTTACTTGGGAATCGTAAATAATTGCCAAAGGTCTTTTTACGCTCATTTTGTTTTAAAGTCTTGTTTTTCAACTTTGATCCATACAGCCAGTCCCTTGTCGACCAAATAAGTGTTGTAGGTCTTTCCTACGCATATTATTTCGCCTTTTTCAAAGGGAACTAGGTCTACCAATAATTTTATCATAAAGATACTATTTATTTTAGTAAATGTTTTTTCTCATTCCACGGCTCAACGTCTGTCCATAGTCTATATCCGTGGAAAACGTAAAGCGACCGTATTAAACCAATCTTTAAACCCAACTCCTTTACTTGCATAGAAAACAAAGAATCAAAGGCAACGCTATTTTCCTGAAATCCTTTTACCGCTTTCCAAGTCTTGTATTGAAAGGCCATAAAAAAGCCAGCAACGTACTGCTTTATTTCTTGTATTCCTTCGCCTTGGTAAGTTAAAGCAATTTCGTAATGATTCCGCACGTTTAGATCGTAGCTAAACTCATTCTTGTATAATTGATGCTTTGCTCTCAATCTGTTAGTATAGCAACTAACTAAACCAAATTTATCGCCATCTAAAGCCAAGGCATCCGAAATACGTTTCCCCCAATCTGGAGTCAAATACAAAATATCACCGTCTTGCATTATTATCCAATCATCGTCCTGGGCATTTAAATTTTTTATAAAATCATTATAGGCTTTCCCTATATTTTTATCTAAGCTAAAAGGATTTGAATAAAATATTTTCATTTATACGGCACAAATTCTGGTTTACCTCCAAGTCTTTCCCATACTTTTAAATTATGTTTTCCGCTTTCTCTTTTAACGTCTATAGGAATCGAACTATTAACCTCATTGTAATAATCGCAAACGTGAAATAAATCTAGGCTATTTGGCAAGTCAATGTAAGGATGTGGCGTTAATCCTAAAAGATTAATTCTTTGACTATATTCGACGTGTTCAAATCCCCAAATACTAAACTCTGGCCTCATACCTCCAGCCGTTTGAATTGCATTTTTTGTTAAAAAAAGTAAACATCCATTTGGAGCTTTATAAGTTGTAAATCCGTTCCATTCTCCTTCTTTTCTTACTGAAGGACTATAAAATTGATTGCGGTAATTTTTTTCAAATGTCAAAGCCAAATGATTAAGCTTGGATTTAATATAAGGCTTTTCCCATCCTTTAACCTTTGGGTAAATGTCATCATCTGCTAGAAAAACAAATTCAAAATCTTGAGCTAATTCCAAGCATTTATTTTTTGCTTTTGCTATTCCTTGCTGAACTTCAAACCTGAATGAGGAATTTAATACAGGAATTTTAGAGGCATCGTCTACAACGAAAATTTTAGCATTCTTAGGCTTATATTTTTTCCACTCATTTAAAGATAAATCTAAAACCGAATGCCTATTTCTTGTGGTTATACAGATCGCGATTTTTTCCATTGAATAAAGCTTGGGTGATCATTAAATAAAGTCTCGTTATATTTTTTATTAAATAATTCTAATTTAGACCACATTAAATCGTTCTTTTCGTCAATGGTTTTTGTTTTAAACGTTTGACTGCCAATATGATCGACTCTACTAGAAGGCACCAGCATTGGCGGTAAATCTATTTTTTTAAGCTGACTTATTAAACTGTTATCAGCAAACCAAAAATCAAAGTCATTGTCTAGGCCTCCTATTTGATTCCACAAATCACGTTTCATAAGAAAGGCCCAGCCTGAAAGATTTCTACCGCATTGCCATCCTGTTTCGTTTTCGCTAGCTCCTTTTTGCCGAAAGTCACTTGGTGAAATTGGACTTACTATTGGATAATCGGCTGCAATTAAAGCGTGAAGCCATCCATTACGAAATATTAAATCATTATTGCAAAACATTATCCAAGGCGCAGAGCCTCTAACCGCTCCAAAATTTAGATAATAATTGTAATTAAAATCCTTGTCTGGATTAAATGTACTTGCGTTTTTATAAAATACATTTGGCATTGATTCAATTACTATGCAATTAATTCTTAGACCATTTGCACCTTTGATTGCCGTATCTATTGCCGTTTGCGTTAAATCTTTCCCTAATTTTTTTGCATTGCTTATAAAAATTACGTCTGCTAAAATTTCTCCCATATTTGCCTTTTTATGTCTAATTTCAAAAATATCTTCTTGAGCTACTGTTGTCATATCATTATAATCGTAATAATAAAGCACCTTATTTATTTTATGTTCAGTCCTTAAATAAGGCCTTAATAATTTTGCATAGCCTGAATCTTCAGCTCTTTTTAATGAAGGGAAAGAAGCCTTTTTACTTATTGACTTTTTTATACAAGGAATATGATTCGGCAACCTATGGTATTCCGTTTCAGTATTATAATCTTTTTGGTAATCCTTAGAATACCTGCAAATCTTTGGCGGATTTCCATTTAATGAAACCTCGGCTAAAAATACAATCGCATCTGCGTTGGTTTTAATGCCTTCTAATAGGCTCAAAATATAATCTGAACTTATTCGATCATCGCAATCAACAAAGGCAATATATTCTCCCTTTGCCATATCTACTAAAAGGTTTCTCTTGTCTCCAAGCATCATCGTTTTATTATCGATTAAATAGATAATTTCAACTTGCTTTTGATATTCCTCTGGCAATGCTTCTAATTGACCGTAAAGCATATCCAAAGATTTAGGCAAAAAGGTTTTTCTTCGCTCTGCTACTGAAGGAACTAAAATTGATAATTTCATTTAAACCAAATTATTCCTGTACCTGAATGATGACCAATATCTGTCCAATCTGCTTTTTGCTCTGGTATTTCTTGCCAAAGTTTAGATAATTCCTCAAAAAGCACAATGTCATCCATTAAAACTATTCCTTTCCAATTAATTTCTCTTAAATGATTCAATACTTCTCGTTCATAGATTCCATCGTGCATTGTATCAATAAATATTAAATCAAAGGAATCGTCAATTAATAAATGTCCCTTATCTGAAATGCGAAAATTTATATTTCTTGGCTTATAATTAAGAGAAATTTGATTTTCAATATCGTAACTTATAACTTGATTTCCGGATTGAGCTAAACAAAAAGCTGAATGACCGCGTAAACTTCCAAGCTCCATTATTTTTCCATTTACTTGACTACCTAACCAAACTAAAAGCCTGTAATGCTCTTTGCCAGCTGGTTGATCAATATATTGAAAGTTAGAATCATCTTTAGGAATAGATTCCAATATTTTAATCATCTCAATAGAATTAAGCGTTTTTTTTGTAGGTTTTTTCATTATCAAATTTCTCCGCAAGTTTTACAATTCTTTTTAAAATACATCGGACATTCAGTTCCATCGGCATTACAAGGCTCTTTCTCGAAGTAAACTGATACCCCACCCCCCCCCTCTTTGGTTAGGTATCTCTCACATTTTATTTTCAGCTTGCACCTTTGAGGCTTACATAAAGTAAAATTTGTCATCGTTTTTTTCTTTAAAAGTAATAAATATTTTTTTCTATCGTGATTTCCAAGTATTTGTAATAAAAAAAGGGAAGCAAAATGCTTCCCCTTTTAACCAAATTAAACACCAATGAAATTAGGTAGTCTCAAGAAGAGCTTTTGCAGCGGCAAAAGTTCCTTTTATCAATACTGGAGTATCGTTAGCAGATACGAATTGAACCAAACGCTGCTCGATTCTTACAGTCTTCAAATTGTCGATGAAGTCATCGCCAGACTCTCCGATAGCTACTTGCAAGCCGCTTCTCAAACGTACGTTGATTACTGAAAGGTCACCACCTACGAAGTCGGCAGCAGTTCCAGTCAAAGCGTTAGTTGGGATAATTCTTACACCCCAAGCATTGACTCCACCTTGAGCGTCGAAAGTAACGCCAGCAGGAAGTATATACTGCTTGTCAGCATCTTTCTCAGAAAGCATCAAGTGATAAGCTCCAGTCTCAACGAATACTGCGCTAGCAACACCATTAGCGGCGTTAACTTGAGCGATGATTCCGTGGATTACATCCCAGTTAGTAGCAGACTCAACACCGCCAGCCATAGAAGCACCGGTGAAAGTAGTTGACTTAGAAAGCAAACCAGCAAGCTGTGGAGAAGTACCGTTTCCAGTAAACAACTGGTTTTCGATTACAGTCTCAACGCGCTTAACTCCATTAGATTGGATATAAGAAGCCAAGTAAGCAGCATCCTCAAGCATTTCCATAGAAACCTTCATATGAACACCAATCTTCTCAACTTTAGCTCTTTGCTCTTTGTATTGAACGTCGATTTGAGTTTTCTCAACACCTTCGC